GTGTCCCTATGCGTCCCAGACTTGCCGCACCATGGGGGCGTGATCCACTGCTGTTACTCTCCCCAATTCATCTATCTTCCATCTGTTCTGCCTTGCTCCATGTATTTCTGCATGGCATTCACGGCATACGCATTGCAGATTATCAAATGACAATGTGATTGATGGATCCAGAATGTTTTCCGGTGTCAGTTCTATCTTGTGGTGGACAATCTCTGCCGGAGTGATCAAGCCTTTGGCAAGGCACACTTCACACAGGTTCCTTCTGTACTTCCTATAAGCTTCTCTTGTGTGCTGCCAAGCTTTTGAACTATAGAACTGCCTTGCATATGGTTTAATAAAAAAGCACCCCCACCTGTGCCGGTTTTCCCATCCATACTTCTGCATGACCCCGAACAGCTGATCATGCAGAAGCTGGACACTGCCATAATAATTCTTAAAAAGAACCGGCAGCAGGACAACGCCATGCGCAAGGAAGTAAACGCATGAGCTTGTTGAACTGGAGAAATGGAAAGGAAAGAACGTGAGAGTGTGCTGCCCTTTTACTGCCGGTTGTAATTGAGATAAAGCAAAAGAAGCAAAGGATCTTTCCCTTGCTTCTTTCGCATTCTACACTATATCACATTCTCCATTGGACATTCACGGACATCTTTTCAGATCTCAGCTGTTTAATCAGTGCTTCCGGATCTATGGTTGTCAGATGCGCAAACCAATCAGATCTGAAGAACAATTCACACAGCGCAATCTGCGTTCTGCTTTCTTCAATCAAACCTTCATAGGTTGGATTGTTGCGGATGCGTTTTGCGGCAAGCCGGTAATCTTCCACAGCCTGGAGAATAATAGCAGCCGCAAGGTTTCCCGCTCAGTTTACATGATTGCCGGTTTCAATATGGAGTTTTGTTGACAACTGCATCCCCTTCTCTGTTAATAAGTTTGTCAATCTCTTTCAGCGCATAACCATGAATGCGGAGTGTCTGCTTGTAAGAGTAATGCAGAAGCACAGCTGTCTGCTCCCATGTGTTCATAGCCAAGTAATAGGAACACAGACAAATCCTCTGGTTACGGTCTGGAAGCTGATTGATCATGTCAAGGATTTCAGCCTTCACACCAATCAATTCATCAACACGGCTGTCAACCTTTTCTTCCAGCTCTAAGAGCTTATCATATTTGTGTGGATCGTGAGATCCGGAAACTGTATCACGGTTAAACTCTTGTGTAATCTTCGTCAACCGTTCCCTTGTTGCCTGAAGCATTCCAAGCAGTTCATTGATCTCCCTGTCGATCCGTCTTGCTCTGCTCAACCACTTCTTTGCGGTCATTCGGTTACCTCTTGTTTCAACCATTCAAGCCAATCCTCTTCAAGCGTAGGCCGTTCAAGCATCGGTTGAAGTCTAAGTATCCTCAACTCAATGGTAACAAACCATCTTGCCAGTTCCAGATCTGACATTGATCTGATGTTGTCACCGTGTGTCATTTTCTTCGGTTTTGCCACTTCATAATCAAACTCACAAGGATTGCAAAGCTCACGCATTGCGTTGAAAAATGCAGGATCATTCTTGCATCTGCCGCAGTCTTTGACAGGCTGAAACTGTGAGCAGATCTCCGGATACCCTTCTATGTGTCCATCTTTGATTGCACAGTAAAACTTTGATCCAACAACAGCACAATAACAGCATTTTGAACAGATCATGTTTCACCTACCATTTCCGCACCGCAATGTGGACAAAAGTTGTATCCGATAACCTCAACACCGCAACCGCAAACGGAGCATTGAGCAAAGACAACTTTGTATCCATATGTTTTTCTTGCTTTCTTTGTCCATATGCCTTTATTGCGGTCTGGCTGAACTGGCGGCAACTTCATCACTTTGTCGGAGTCAATGCATCGGTGTCTGTATTCGCCGTCCTTGGTAGGGACAACAATGTCCTTCGCAAGGGCAAGAACTGCTTCCCTGTAAACGCAATCTGCCACTTTAAAACCACCTTTCAAAATCCCTGTCGGAATAATCAATCATAATGCGCTTTTCTCTTGCCATCGTGTTAAGCGCACGAACGCACGGCCTTCCTTTATCGTTGTTCTCACAGTAATCGCATATACTGCCATAACCGCATTTCCCAAGTGGAGTTGTTCCGTCTTGTGCTTGTTCATCACTCCACTTCTGGAAAGCGTTTTCCCACGATCTTTTCTCTTTGTCTTGCGGTTTCCGTTTCTTTTTCGGCAGTTCTGTATATTGCTCACCGAAAAGGTTTTCCATCATTCACCATCCTTCAATACTTAATATCCGGCAGATACTTGTATCTGTCTTCAAAAGCTTTGTAATCCTTTTCATGGCAGAGCGGTTTCACACGTTCGTCAAACTTTGCTCTGACATAATCGGTTTCAACGGTGTCTTCCAGTGCTTCATGGAATTCATCGAAGCACTTGCCCCATTCCGTCATGAACGTGTCAATGCGATCCTTGCCCCATCCAAGATTGTTCAGAGCTACACAGGCCGTGTCACACATATACTGTACAAATGTGCTTTTGGCAGCGTGATACATTCCCTTTTCTGCCGCTCTGATCTCTGCGTTCTTTCTCTGGATGTATCCTGATTGTTTCCTGCTCATGAATGCCACCGCCTAACATATCCGTCTGCATTGATGTCAGGAATAAGCCAGATCCCATCATCTCTAAGTTCTGCAAACTGATATGACAGATCACACGGCTTCACTTCCTCACTGTGCCATGCTTTGACGAATTCAAGTGCCGGAGTGTAATACACATCCAGGACAAGATTGTCTTCGGAATATCCGGTGAACTGGTCTGGTTTTGCTATAATCGTTTTCAGATCCGTTTTCTTTGCTTCTGAGCGGTTGAACATACATCTGGCATACGTTTCCAGATCCGTCTTGTCATAACCGTATCGTTCAATAAACAGGCGAATGCCATAGAACGCTTTTGCAATCTCTCTTGCTTCCTGAGTGATGATATATTCCTCAGAAGCTCTTTCAGCTGCCAGCTGTTCAGCTTCTGCCGTCTTAATCGCATCCTGTTCCGCTTGCCATGATGCCAGAGCTGTTGCCGTCATTGCTTCGGCTTTCCGCTCTGTGTGAACATCCACACCCCAGATCACAAGGCTGATCACAAGGCAGATCATGCACATGGCAACAGTGTAGTTAAACATGACATTAAACCACGGATGCCGGAAATTCAGATCAGCTTCCAGCTGTCTTTGCCTCTCAAAGTATTCTTTCATCATGGTCATGTCTCCCTGATCAGGATGCCGTTGAAGTAGTACATGAGTTTCTTCTTCAGAAGGAAAAGCTTGTATGCTTCTCCCCCTTTGTAACCCTTGACATCCTCAACAACAAAATTTCCGCTTGCATCGTAATACGTAAAATCAGCCCAATATTCAATGCGCTGAAGGATCAGCTTGCCGCTCTTGTCATGCTGTGCCGGAAGCAGAACAAACCTCACTTGCTCATTCAGGTTGTGGATCTGTCCGGCTCTCTCCATCAGGTGAAGCTCCGCAGCTCTTTCACGCTCTTTCTTGGATCTCTTCCTGCCGTCCATTTTGGCATGGTATTTATTAAATCCCATCTGACAACCTCATTCTTTCCGAAACTCCCGAAAGCATCTGCCGGACACTTGACGGCAGTTTCTCCGTTTCTTTCTTTCTCTGAATGGTGGTTCTATAGGCTCTCTGGAAGTTGCTTGCAACAACAGACTCAACGGTGTCAGCTTCCATCATTGCCCATGCTCTGAGCTGTTCAGGTGATCCAACAGCCGCCTGGACATCTGCCGGAAGCTTTGCGAACTCTTCCCTGTAACCATACAGGCCATTGGCACAGGCTTTAGAAACTAAAGCCCATGCCGCCAGTTCATCAAGGTCATTGTGCTTCCGGAGCTTCTGCATCTGTTCCTTGACTTCTCCAACTGTCGGAGAATATCCTGCGGTTCTGGTGCTGATCAGAGCATCAACGGCAGCTGATACTTCCAGTTTGTCATCAGCTTCGAACATCCTTGCCCACAGGTTCAGCATTGCTGTTGCATCCGCTTTCGTCATGTCCTTGAAGCTGTGTGGATAAGCCGCCTTAAGGATGGCAAGCATTTCATTCACTTCTGTCCTTGTCATTCTGCACCTTCTTCCTGCAAGATTTCCAAGAAAATGTTGTTGGTTTTCTTCTCTGTGTTCTTGGCTCCGTCAGCGTAGTTTCCGTCAAGCACCTTCGGAAAGTTGTTAGGCTTTATGAACCAATCGAAGGTTATTACCCATCCCTTCCGGTTGTCTCCGTTCAGGAACTTGCTGTTCCGGACATTTTCAATGGCTCTGATGATTTCATCAACACCGTATTCCCTGATCCGCTTTTTTAACCATTGATCCCTTTGGCTGTTAGGAACGATCCTTGTGATCTGAGACAGGCCTAAACTGTTCCAGGCTTCGATAACACGTGCAACGGCAGTTGCACAAACCATTTCGATAGAAATGGTTGTATTATCCTTCTCTATACTATTCTTCTCTATACTATTCTTATCTATGTATACATTGTCCTGTATACATGGCTGTGTATACGCTCCATTTTTATCAATGGTCAGTGTTGAGAATTCATCAATATACTTTGTCGGCTGAATTCTGTCTTTCTGAAGATAGTTGTTTATTCTCCAGTGCTTGATCACAATTACACCGCTTTCAAACGGAAGAACAAACTTCTTTGAGATCAGAACCTTCAGATCATCCTCAGATGCTCCGCACTGCCGTATGATTGATTTTGGAGCGTTTACAAAACCGTCATCATCTGCAAGCATTCCCATTGTCATATACAGGCATCTTGCACCTAAAGGCATATCAAGGAATGCATCGGAAAGAACTATTGTTTTGGCAAACATTCTCCGCTCTGCCATTGCGCACCTCAGAACGGAAGATCACCGTCATCTTCAAGGCCGTCAAAAGGGCTGTTGTTCGATCCGTCTTCATATGCCTTGTTATCTGCATCAACCATTTCCTGATATGTGATTGATTTCTTCACAACATCCCCGATCCACCTGGGCAGATCATCCACATCGTCAAGCGTTGCTTCATCCAGATCAAAAATTATCACTTTCTCTTTCGGATCTGCTTTCTTCATCCCCTTCGGCAGTGCCATGATGCTTTGGATGTTGGCATAGGTTTTGCCGTTCCGTGTCTTGTGAATAATATTCAACAGGCAGGAAGCCCCAACAATGTTCCGAAGGTTGAACTCTTCCAGTTCAGCTTCCGTGAAATCTCTTCCTCTCCACGCTGCCAGATCTCTCCGCAGATTGGAAGCTTCATTCAGGGATGCAGTATACCGCTGAGTGATTGTCCGGTTGTGTGTGCCGTCTTCCAGTTCAATCGTTTCGTCAGGGATCTCCCAGCCGATCAGAACCTTCCGGCTCTGGTTTTTGAATGTCTCGTTAAACTGGACACCCAGATCCACCAACATATTGCACACTCCCAGATGCGTTCCTTCCGCAATCGGTGCAATGCTTGATGTTGAATTCTCGTTAACAATAAGGCTCATTATTTATTCTCCCTTCACTTAATCTGAATATTGTTCTTCTGTTCCAGGTGGGCATGGTCAAACAGGAAACCGGCCTTCAATGCATTGGCAATATCCTGTTTTCTCGGCTCCGGTTCCTTGTAGTTCAGCAAGGCCGGTGCATTGTGTTCTGCCCACTCCACAAACTCATCATCAATGACAACAACGGATGATTTCCTGTATCCGATCTTGTGTCTGCCGTTCTTCCATGCGGCTCCCTGAAGCAGGAACGACAGCAGCCGCTTTGTTCTCTCAATCCTTGCTTCAAGCTTTGATTGCCGGTCAGCAAGCTTCTTTTTCTCTTCCTTGACAGCTTCGGCTTCTGCCGTCAGGTTCTTCACCTCACTGGCAATGCTGTCAATGGTGGTGTCAAAATCGGTGGTAATTCTCTGGATCTCTTCAAACAATTCTTCTTCAGAGAGTCCTTCCAGAAGTTCACCGGTGTCAGGATCATAGGCCTGAGACAAGGCCATGCTGATTTGTTCATCAAGTGGATAGATCATTGTTTTCCCCCTTATACTTCAATTCACGGAGAACAGACTTGATCGGCAGAATGTCAATATTGCGCTTCAGGAACAGGAACACATCATCTTCCCCGAACGTGTATGTTGTATCAGTCACAGTGCCGAACACGCTTTTTCCGTTTTCGCAATCAATTAATACGGTGTCACCGATTTTCACGGTGTTATATGGTGCATAGCACAGCCTTAAGTGGTTTGCGACATCATCTACGAATACCAGGTCAAATGAATTCATGCTGCTTTTCCTTTCTCGGTCAGGAAATATATCTTGAACCGCTTCTTCTCACCGGAAGCGTTAACACGCTCCCTGTTTTCGGAGTAGATCATGCCAAGCTTTCGAAGCTCAGAAAGCCGCTTTGAAGGGCTGTTGATGTTGCAGTAGATAAACAGCTCCCTGATAGAAGCACAGCCGTTTTCCTTCAGATACTGGATGATCTTGTCATGCTGTGTCTTCTTGCTTTTTTCTTCCATTTGTGTTATCCTTAAATAGCCCTTTCTGCCACAATGTTCCTTGTGGCGGTTGCCGTCTGTGTTGCAGCACAGGCGGCATTTTTCTGTGCCGTCATGATTGCATCAAACACATCCTGAAGCTCTGAAAGCATTTGATACTTTCTTTTAAAGGCTTCAAGTTCCATTAATGCCGTTGCCAACAATGCTGAATACTTGTCTTCCTGGCGAATGATCGTCTGAATGCTTTCATACTCTTTTGCCTTCACTTCAAGATTGAAGAAAGCTCTGAGCGGTGTTTTTTCTTCAGTTTTCACCGCAATGTGCCGGATGATTGCGCTTGCTTGAGTTTTTCTGTAAAGCTCTGCCGCAATGTCATCATCCCATTCAAATTCACCATGTAGCGGTGCTTCTTCCGGTCTGCTAACATCAACCAGATTTTCTGCTGTCAGCTCACCCCTTTCTTCCAGATCTGCGCAAACTTCACCTGCGATCTGCGCTGATACTTTGTGATGTGATCCTTCTTTCCATTTATAGATCATTTACATTCCACCTTTCCGGCATTTCCATGCCTGCCATACCTTGTACGAACTCAACCCACCAAACCTTAACTTGCCAAAACTAACCCTTCCTGCCTTACCACACCTTTCCTTTCTAAACCTTTCCTAACCTTGACACAACTTACCTTACCTGCCTTACCTTACATACACCAGAACAAACCGTACCATCCTGAACTCACCTAAACTTGCCTGCCGTACAGAACCATACTCGACCTTACACGACCTCACCCAGCCATAACTCGCCTGGCCTGCCCTAACAAACCGTAACGCATCGTAACCAACCGGAACTTACCAAAACTGACCTTGCCTGCCATTCCAGACCTCGCCATGCCTTGCCCAGCCTCGCCTCGCCTGCCTCACCATAGCCTGCCCGAACGCATAACACCTAAACTGAACCCACCTTGCCTGCCGTATTAATTCGCAGCCACATGGAACATTCCGTATTGTCCGTCACGCTCCGGTCTCCACTCGCCAACACCGCAAACATAACCCCCAGCATTGATGATGTTGATGATCTGTTCAAGGGTATACTGCCCATTCTCATTGAATGAAATTGTTATATCTGCACTCCAGTTGCGGAATTCTCCACGGTATCTGATGTCAGCGGTTGTTCCCTGAAGCTTCACCATGTCTTCACGCATGATCGGTGCATCACTCTTGATTTCAACCATCTGGTTTTCATCGCAATCAATGAAAAATGCGCCACGGAGTGAAGCCTTATCCTTTGCCCATCCCATCCGATATGCGGCAGAAATTGCCGCCTGTTTGAAAGCGGTGACAGGGAAACCAAATCTTGCACCATTTGCGATTGCTTCATTGAAAGCATTTTCTGTCATCTCTTCCGGCATCGGTGTCAACCAGTACATTGAACGGATAAAGTCATCAACCGGATTTTTTGCCGTTTTCGCTTTGGTCTTCGTGACTTTCATCTGCTTTTCAAGCATTTCACGCTTCGCCTTTTCAGACCATGCATGCATGATCATCGGAGAGTCTCCAACAATATGAATTGTTGCTTTCTTAATCTGGATCGGTCTGATCTCAATTACTTCACTTGCCTTGATAGCCATTTTTTATTGTCCTTTCTTTGTTGTTTATAGTCTGTTGCAGCAGACTTATTCCTAAATACTCATTCAGAAGATGCTCACTGATGTGATAAGTCCATCTGGAAGACATCTTCACCGCACTGCCGATCGGCAGCACTCCCCTTTGCAAGCCAATCCTGACAAACTGTGGTGACACGTTCATCATGGCGGCTGCCTGTGCAACTGTGATCCGCATTGCATCACCTCTGTGTCTGATTTTTTGGACATGGTTTCTGATACAATCAAAGTGTACCGGAAAAGATCTGTTTTTGTCTCAAAAAGACAATTATTGATCAAAAAAAATTCTGTCCACTTCATCAGCCGTCAGGCAATAGCGGTTCCTGATTGCGGCAATTTCATTCTGCCGGAAATCTGATTTGCCATTGATCTTGTCATTCATGTTGGATGCGCTGATCCCCAGAGCTGCCGCCAGCTGTGCCTGTGTATCACCGTTTTCCACGATCTTCGCCTTTAACAGATTTGTGTTCACTGGTTCACCCCCTTTCAATGTCGTTCAGTGCCGTCAGCATAGGGCAGTTGTCACACTTGCTGTCAAGTTCATCCTGCCCAAGCTCAAAAGGAAACCGGCACAGTTCACACGCAATTTCCATGATCTGATCCTTCTGCTCTTCTGTCATGCGTTCCCCCTTCATCCCCATTGATCTGCCATTGCCTGGGCAATACCGCTATATGTCACCGATCTTCTTTTGCCATGACCAGGTGATCCGCTCCCATAATCAGCGGAGAATGTTACCGTTCTCCCATCATGCCTATGGTATGTTTGAATATTAGGTTCAACAATGTTTGTCGGTTTCAGCGGTTTTAATCCCTTAAGCCACAGGCAAGTGGCTTTCCTTGCCTGATGTCCGTATTCATACGGCTGAATGATCTGATCCGGCTTCCGGTAAACGCTTGACATGATGCCAACCGGATTTTCTATTGCTATCCGGTCACAGTTTGCAAGTGCCATCTGCATGAAAAACACACAGGCTTTTTGCTGCCGCAAATCCTTTTGTTTTTCCGGAAACCATCTTGCACCGGATGATGCAAGATCAGTGCATGGTGGATGTGCAATAATCAGATCCCACTTGCCGTCCTGTGTGTGTGTGTGTAGATCGCAAGTTGTAAACCAGCAATCACCGTTGATGATCTGTAGTACATCCCCCATGATGTGCCATTCCGGATGCCCACCGGAACATTCTTGCAGATCACAGGAAAATGCCCTGTGTCCTTTTGCCCTGAATGCCTTGCGCACTTCTTGGCTCTCTTCACAAGCCACAAGAACATTCATCGGTTCACCTACATGGCACGGATCTGCACCAGTGTGATATGAATAATCTCATTTGCGGTGAGATTTGCCGGTGCAAACAATGCTTTGAAAAACTTCCTGATCATGATTTGTCCTTTCTCCCCGTATGCCCAGATAGGTCAGGCTGTTGTGGTTTATGCTTTCCTTGCAGCTCCCAGAAATGCAATCAGCAGTTCGTGCAAGGTTTCAGACTTTTCTTCAGCGGTTTTCATTGTCCAGCTATCCGCACCATATTCTTCAACATAAACTTTGATAAGTTCCTGTTTTAAGATCTTTTCGAATGCCATTTTTCTTTCTCCCTTTGTCTTGATTTGTCTTGTTGCTGTCTTTTTAAGACAATCACAGTATAAACCAAGATTATTGTCTTGTCAAGAAAAATTTTCTTGATTTTAAGAAAAAATGTGATATTATAAAGACAGAAGGAGTGATGAACATGACAACAGGCGAAAGAATTAAACAGGCAAGGCTTTCCGCAGGAATGACCCAACAGGAACTTGCTGACAAGATCGGTGTGAAGTTCGCCGCAATCCACAAATATGAAAGTGGGAAGGTTGTCAACCTCAAACGTGAAACAATAGATGCTCTGGCAAAAGCTCTGAACGTGAAACCTTCATGGTTGATGTGCATGGATGATCAGGAAAGCAATCTGCCGGAGCGTGAAAAAATGCGCAGTGAAATGCGCATCCTGTTTGATGCTGCCGAAGATGCACCCACAAGTGCAATCCTTGAAGCCGCAGCTCTTATCATGAGATATAAGGAGCAAAGTCAATGACATACTTCGTTCGTGAGATCCCACTTCCGTTTGAAGTCAAGGGAATGGTCACACCGAACGCAGAAGATGACAGTTTCAGCGTTTACATCAATTCACTTCTTTCCGATGATCAGAAACTGAAAGCACTGGAGCACGAATTAAGGCACATAGAAGAAGATGATTTCTACAACTGCAAAGATATAGAAGAGATCGAAAGAACAGCATAAACCGCACTGCAATGCGGCAGAAAGGACAAATAATATGCGGCTCCCCAATGGATACGGAAGTGTCATAAAACTATCCGGAAACAGGCGAAGACCGTTCATGGTCAGGATCACAACAGGATGGACAGATGACGGAAAACAGAAGTATCAGGCACTTGGATACTTTGAGAAAAGAGCGGATGCAATCGCATTCCTTGCCAACTATAACAGATCACCCTTCAACACAGACTATGCCAAAATCACGTTCAAGGAAGTGTTTGAAGCCTGGGGAAAAGAAGCCTTTGAGAAGATGTCTCCAGCTGTGGCAGCTAACCACAAGAGCGTTTACAATGTCCACTGCAAAGATCTGTATGATCTTCCCTATCGGCAGATCCGGAAGCATGATTTCCAAGATGTGATTGACAGCTGTGACAAAAGCTATTCCGTCAAGTGTGCAATACGCAATCTTTTCACGCATTTGGATGAATGGGCATATGACCGTGATATCATAAGCAAGATGTATTCGAAGAACCTTGATTGCGGAGATCCCACACAGAAAGCGGAAAGGAACGTGTTCACGGATCAGGAAGTGCAGAAGCTTTTCACAATGATCGGTCAACCGTACATTGATGAAACCATCGTGCAGATCTACACCGGCTTCCGGATCAGTGAAGTTCTGGCCTTGACAGATCAGAGCGTGGATCTGAAAAAAGAAATCATCACAGGTGGTGGAAAGACAGCTGCCGGAAGGAACAGGATCGTTCCCATACATCCGGACATCCTGCCGATCATCCAGGCACATTGCACAGGTGGAAAGCTCTTTCCTGTCAACATCCGGCAGGAAGCTTATCTGAATGCCAGAAAAGCCGCCTTTGAGAAGATAGGCATGGAACACACAACACACGATTGCAGACACACGTTCCGGTCAAAGCTGGACAGTGCCGGAGCTAACAAGGTTTCAATTGATCTTCTCATGGGGCATAAAGCAAAAGATGTCGGTGAAAGAGTGTACACACACAAGACAATTGAAGAGCTGAAAGCAACTATTGCCCTTCTGCGGTTCTCTCCGCAATACACACGCAATATACAAAATTAAAAAATAAAAACCCCAGAATGCCAGTAAATACTGGCACTCTGGGGCTTTCTATTGCCGCAAAGAATTAATAGTATCTTTTATCAGGTTTTGATCTATAGCTTGTTTTCTTGCGCTTAACAGCGTTTTTGATGTTTAAGCGGTACTTTTTACCACCTAAAAATTGAGCTTGATATCGTGCGTTTTTAAGCGCAATACACGGGCAAGATACTTACAAGATACAATTTACTCTTCGGTATCTTCCACCATGCCGCCGTAGGTCGGTTCGTGCTGGCCTTTGCGGTATTCTGCGGTTGATACGCCGATCAGAGCACCGATAAAGAGCGCAATAGCAGCACACGTTGTCAGGACTTCTTCACCATAGGGCAAGCCCCAGATCGAGGCCAGGGTCTTGTACAGAACGCCGATGGCGTTGAAAAAAACAAGGGAAAGCCATTTGAGGATATCGTATACTTTGTCAGGCAGTTTCATCAAGCTGTTCTCCTTTCGATGTTGTCGAGCCGTCTGTCAATGTCGCTCATGTGCTGTTTTATGGCCGGGATATTCTCCGAAAACATTTGAGCGTATCGGTTATGGCTGTGAATGTCCCCTTGCATATTCTCCATCTTGGTTTCGATGGCTGTGATCTTGTTGTCGATCTTCTGCTGTTGGTTTCTGTTCGTCAGAACGATTGTGAGGACTGTGCCGAAAAGTGAGATGCCGCCTGTGATTAAGGCGACTATGATTGCATCGCTCAATTTAACCACCTACCTTCAATAATTCTGCCCATGTACGGGCATCGACTTTTCCGTCTACAGTCATTCCCCTTTCGCATTTGAAAGAGTTTAAAGCTGACTGCGTTTTGGCTCCGAAAATTCCATCGCATGACCCGCAATCATAACCTCTGATATTTAGGGTCGCTTGCAGGAAAATAACAGCAATTCCCGTGCTGTTGATCTGAAGATTTGGCAAGATGAAAGAACTCTTTTCTTTCTGCTCTTCTTCGGTGTTCTCATAATCCAAAACAATTTCATACTTGATAACATTGGCGGCTGAGTACCTGGCATCAATGTTGTTGACCGCAGGGCGTTCAAATTCACGACAGATCCGTGCTGTTGCTTCATAAAGGTCATTGGTATGGCAGAGATAGGAAAGCAATGCAGAGTAGTCATTTTGAAGCTCAGAGAGCGCAAATTTGACTTGAAGCTCGGCAGATGCGATTGATAGGCCGCTCTTGTGCCACATATCCCAAAGAGCTTCTTTCCGCTTGTACCATGTCCATTGAGCAAGGCCGAAACCTTTGCTGTCATGGGCGAACTGATCACGTTGTAATTGAAAGCTCTCTATCCGTCTGACATAATCCTTGCTGACAGTTCTGTAAGGGCTGAAATCCCCTTGCAGTCTGTTTGGCTCAAGACCGCTTTCACATTGCCAGTTGCCCATCATGGCAAGCGCACCGCATTGAGAAAGACCGCCTTGACGGAGCCTGTTATAAATCTCTTGTTTGCTCATCTCTTTCCTCTTCCCATCTGCTTGCCTTGCCTGATACCACACAACAGGCATAAAGGCTGATTGCGTTGAGGAACAGCAAAACCGCAATTATGATAATCATTCTTGTTCTCCGTTGACCAAAGACCACCCTTGCGGATATGCTTCTGGACTCCAAACATTTGCGTCAATCAGGCTTTCGTAAATGCTTGTGAATTCCTCTGGATACCAAACCTGATCCCCTTTGTTATAGGCATCTTCCGCTCCCTGTGGCTGTCGCCATACTGGGATAGTTCCTGGCTCTGCTACATCAGTCCACAAAGCAGGAGTTACATCAGGAGTCCAATCTTCCTGTGTCGTGTGGGATTGATTGCACCGATAGAGCTTGCCATCATAGCGGTATCTGTCTCCTACAACAACAGAGATGCCAACCGTCCATTCTGGAAACAGTTCTGGCGTTTCAAGGGCATCGTTGTCTGCAAGGGAAGCAGATGCCTTTTCAATCATTCTGCGGATTTTCAACAGTTCGTTTCTTGTCATCTGTTTTCACCCCCAAGGATAATGTCAAGTGCTTCGTCATCGGAAACATCATCGGCTGTTTGGTTGTTGTGGTATGCTCCACCAAGAAGCATATTGAGTGCTTGAAGCGTTTCCACTTCAACAGGAGTGCCGTGTACTGTAACCTCAATATCTCCTGCATCACTCCACACCGCATTGTAACCCTTTAGAGCGGAGACTTGTTGCGGTGTCAGTTGAATTGTGATTGGAGTCGACAATTTGTAACAGATAGTTTGTCCAATCAATGAAGATTTGAGTTCTTCTGTAGTTGCTATGCTGTCATTTCGAATACACAACCCCGCATAGTTTTTTACAGTCCAAGCGCAGTTGTCTTTCCTAATGCCGCCAGAATACCAATAAGGAACTTGATTCTCGACAGGATAGCATGACATTGTTGCGTCATTTAAGACATTCCAGTTTTGAACTCTATTTGTAAAATTAGAATATCTCCAACAAAAGAAGTTGAATATTTCAACCTGATCGTTTTCGGCAAGTTCAAACGCTTCATCACCAACAAATGTGTAGCTCGCCCTGTCAACCGTCAACACCCCACTAACAACATCAACAGTACCGCCGTAAACCGTTCCTGCCTCATCTTCCCATGTGACGGAGTAGGAGTTGCCTTTGTATGCGTGGTATTCTGTGTCGGTTGAAGGATAGTTGAAGAATACTTCATCCGCTGAAATGTGTGATTTGATAGCATTGATGCGTATATATGCACATTTTGCCGGAGTAGTAACAACTCTCTTCTGATAAGCACTTCCGCCTATGACGGTTTTGTTTGCATCATAAAAACGGATTGTATCCATTCGTCCGTTAATATCGGTGAAGATGTAATATGCTGTTTCAGGCTTTACTGAGATGTAATCGGAACAGAAAAATTCCGTAAATCCAGTCATAACCTGTCCTTGAGTATTAACGTAAGCGTTGTCCGTGATGGTTTCTTTGTTGAACAGATTAGCACCAGTCCTCCACACCTCACAACCCGTCCATCCGCTGATGGGGCAGATGTTGGAGTAGGGAGCGAATGCGGTGACGGAACTTCCCTCCTCTATCTGAACTTTGTCACTGTTAAGTGCATTTGTTCCGAAGAACATAATGAAATATGTATCCGCACCAGTTGTGAAATCGTTGGTGTAAGGTCTTTCAACATTGGACAAAAATGTCTTGTTCGCATCGTAACTATAAATGTTTGCTGAAGTTGCCGTTCCATTTACAGAAATCCGATATCGTGTGCTTGGCTTTACTCCGATAAAGTTCGTAGAACGATACCTTTCGGCATTAGGTGTCTTTTCTCCTGTCGCTGGGTCAAGCGCACCATGTTCAATCTGCCCGTCAAACTTGTTTACTCCACCCCCGGCTGGCCACGGAGAGTCATATCCGTGAAGGTCTTGCTGTGGGGAGAGGGAGACAACACAGGATTTGAGTTTGTGCGCTCGTTGGGTGATGAACTCAACAATGGCGCCGCTGATGGTTGCCCAATCTCCACTATCTGCCCATTCTGCAAGATACATCTCAAGCCGTGTTATTGGATTTTCGGGCAGTTCGACATCTTCTCCTGCGATTGCCGCAAGATACAACTCAACTCTTGTGACAGGCTCAGGCAAGGTCAAACTCTGACCGCTGATTTTGCCAAGGAACATCTCTATTCTTGTGATGGGAGTCAAGGCGCAGACTTGATTGTCATAGATTGCCTGTAGGAATGTTTCAATCCTTGTTATGTCCTCTGTCGGGGGAATGCCGTTGTTGACAATGGCATCAAGATAGCTCTCAACTCTTGTGATAGGTGTTAATTCGCTCATTATCTCACCTCTTAAAAAACACGATATACCGCAAATCTGACGGCATATGTTGCGCTTGATCTCTGAATGGTTACTGTGCTGTCATTCGGATAGCCGATGCTTACACCGGCATTTGCAGAAGCATAGACCGATCCGTGATTGCAAGCTGTGGTTCCATATTTTGCCGGTTCAGGTGCTGACAGGATCACCATTCTTTCACCATAGAAGTTGTTGTTGCTCACATTGTATTCTCTGGAAAAGATCAGATACATTGATCCGGCTTCAGGAACCAAAGTGTAAACGCTTGCATCTGTCAGTTCCATGCTTTCAATCAGCTTCATGCCTTGCGGATAGTTTGTTACTTTTCCGGATGATCCGAATTGTTCTATCAATCTTTTGCTCATTCCGTCACCTCTAACAATGCTCCGGTTGTTGATGTAACATCCGCTTTCAGATGCTGAATACCGCTTATTGTCTGGTTCAGGATGTACGTTTGCACAGTTTCCCCATCCTCTGCCGTCAGCTCTATAAAGTCACCGCTTTCCAGATATGGGAGTCCACGCATTGACAATTCAACCGGAGTGAAGTTCACAACACTGGCATTCGGTTCAAAATACGTTGCAAGAACGGTTGCCATTGTTGCGGCATCCATGTTTGCGGCTTTCAGAGCTTCGTTATTCTCAATTGTGTAAATGGAATTACCGTCACCTATAATGTATGTCGCTTGCTGTTGATCACCGCTGTCGGTGTAAATCACATTGACAGTTCCTATACTGTCTATCGGTGTTTCATCCCACCAGAATTCAGACCAATCTGAAGCTGAAACAGGGATTGCCGTTGGGTTTTCAGACATCTGGAAAAAGTCCAGGCTCCCTTCCCTGTCAGGCTTCAAGAACCATCCGCAAAGCTCCATAAACCCTTTGACATAATCAGCAAAAGAAAATGCATTCGCATAGGAATACATCATCGTCTTGTCATTTACGGCTTTCTTCTGTTTCAGTGTTGCCTGTATAGTTGCTTTCAAATCATCAAGAATGGTTGGTGTTGTTGGTTGCCATTCCCTGAACAGGAAATTATTCACAACATCGTTCCGAAGGTCTATTGTCTGTATCGGTTCAATAACAACAGTGCCGTCAACATTTAATACCGTAAACTCCAAGTAATACGGCAAATAAACAATCGGAGCAAGTTGATTTTCTCTGTATGCGTAAATGCAATCACTGTTTTCTCTGAGCGGTGCAAAATTATACGTTGAAGGCCATGTTGAAGCATCTTGACCATAACTCACGCATACAGATGACATAAACCAATAGGATGATTTGAAAGAAACAGAGTCAAAAGCATATTTGCCGTCATAATAATCAAGCAGAGTTTCTAACGGAGCAAAATCAATATTCGGATAGTACGCAGAATAAACCGCATCTTTTGCCGCTGTTGAACTGTCACCAAGGAAGAACCGCTTATACCCGATCCTATACCACAACATATACTGCTCATGGATATCGTCTTTTTTGTTGATAAGTGTTTGACTTTGGCTCGGCACAGGAACATCAGATAAGGAAAGCGTGGTGTCAATGCCAGTGAACACATCTGACAGCACGTTTTCATTTTCCCTTCCGATAGTGCCGTAAATGAAATTACGGACATTGAAGGAATATTTGCTTACTTTCGGCATAAGCGTGTTCAGGGATCTGTATTCATGCGGTGACATCTGTTCATTGTTGTGAATGATCTCACTGTATGCCGTAATCTGCCTTTGCCACATAGCTCCGTGGTTGCGTGGGCAAGTATCTATCTTGAAACGCCCATACGGCACTCTGTAGTATAATTTGGTGTCATAGAAACAAGTCTGAGCTGTCAGGAAAGGGAGACTCAAGTCGGGCAAATGAGCCGCCGCCCAAGCATCGCCAAGCCGTGTGCAGTCTATCTCGATAGCGCACTCGATGTAAGCACCTCTGACATTTGGAATACCAACGGCGACAAACTCGATCTGTGATGCTTCGGCAAGTCCAAACTTAAAGTATTGCTGTGAACAAAGGCTTTCGGTGAATTTCACACTTTCGCTTATAACATTTTCGTTATTAAGATCGGTGTATTCACCATCAGGGAAGTGAACGTGGAAGTTCTTGTGGACAATATCGGAAGAACACAATGCCTTGACTTCATCAGGAATGTTCAGCATGGCTTCACCTCTGTGTGATCTGAAGCGTTACACCGTGATATTTCATGGGTGTGGAAAGATCCCACTTTGTTTCACCAACGATGTCCAGAAACGCTTCAATTGTTTCTGTCGTGCCTGTGTTGGAGCAATAGACAGTTACGGTGTAATATCCGTCAGCTGTGACAGCTGTCTGAAGCAGTGACAGGAATGTGGAATAATCTGTCACCCTTGGAAACTTCAGATAGACAGTGCCGGTGATCTGCGTTCTGGCAACTGTCCGGTGTTCTATGTGGTTTCCGTCCGTCCAGGCTGTGAAAATGTCCTGCCTGTTGACGGAATGTTTTTCCATATCTTCATATTTGGTCAGATCGGTTGAACTGATCTTAAACAGGTTTGTCAGTGCCATATCACACCCCCATAGCCGCAAGAGCATTGTAACCGGTTGCCCTTGTTCTGGTGTTGTTCTGCTGACTTATCACACGGAACATCTGTCTGGCATCACCCTGAAGCACAACATTCACCGTGACATTCTGATTTGCTCCAACCACTTCACGGAGCTTGTCCAATCCCATCACGATTTCCGCTCCGGCTCCATCTCCAAACCCTTTCAGGCCGTATGGCGTTGCCATCACTGTCGGTCTGGTGAACATCATGGCATTGTCATAGGCTTTCTTGTACCATTCAACAGACAGATGCGGAATGCGGTTCACTCCGAAGAACTTTCCAAGATCTCCGGCTTCTTCATATGTGATGGACAGATGCGGCAGTTTCAGATGCGGAAGCTTCCACTGGAAGTTAAACAGCTGTTTGATGCGATCGATCACGCCCTTGATCGTGTCCTTCATGGCATTGAACTTTTCAACAGCTCCGTTTTTCAGATCCTCAATCTTCTGCTGAACAGTTGTCTTGATGTTTTCCCACTTCTCAACAATTGCCGTCTTGATGTTGTCAACTGTGGCTGCAACATTCGCTTTCAGGTTGTTCCATGATGCAACAATGTTATTCTTAATCTCTTCGGCCTTTGCCTTGATCTTATCCCAATTCTTATAAAGCAGGACACCAATTGCGATCAGTGCCACGATTGCGGCAATGATCAAACCTATCGGAGACAGAAGAAAACCAAACGCAGAAATAAGACCACCAATGCCTGTCACAAGCTTTCCAATGATCATCATGACCGGAGCAATAGCAGCCACGACAGCAGCTATTTTTAAGGCCATTTCAGCCTGTTGCGGTGTGAGCTTGTCAAACCATGCTGCTACCTTCTCAAGACCGGCAGCAAGCTTTTCCACAATCGGTGCAGCCGCTTCAGCAATCTTTGCGCCAAGCTTCAATGCAGATCCTTTGAACTGGTTCTTCAACTGCACAACCTGATCATTGATTGCGCTCAGAGCTTCCAGCTCATCACCACCCATGATCAGGCCAAGATCTTCCGCTTCTTTGCCGTAATCCTTCAGAGCTTGCCCACCATCGTCAATGATACCGGCAAGTTCGTCAGCTCCCTTGCCGAACAGTTCCATTGCTACCTGATCACGCTCTGTCTCATTCTCTATCTGGGAAAGAGCGGTCAGAGAGTCATAGAAGACATCGGTTGCAGATCTCATGTTGCCGTCTGCATCACGGATGCTGACACCCAGCTTTGCAAATGTTTCATTGCTGTCTGTCATCTTCGGCTTCATCTTCTTCAAAGCTCCGGTGATGCTGTCCAGGCTAACATCTACCAGTTCAGACGCATACTGCATCTTCTGGATTTCATCCGTTGACAGGCCGGTCTGCTTGGAGAGCGTTTCCAGATCATCAGCAGTGTTGATTGCGCTCATTCCAAGCGCACCCATGCCTGTGACAACAGCTGCCGCAGCTCTGGACACCGGTTGGAACTTCTGTCCTGCCGCAGTGATCTTTTTGCCCAGATCCTGCATCTGCTTCCCAACGGCCTGAACAACCTGTTTTGCTACACTGCCGAAGGATCTGTATTCACCTTCAAGTCTATTCAGGTCCTGCTCTGTAGCAGAGATTTCACGCCCAATGGCATCCCATTCAGCGGATCCTTTTGCGAACTGTGACTGTGCCTGTTTCAGCTCTGCAAGACGGTCTTTTGTGGCCTTAATGGATGTTTGAAGGTTTTTCTGTTTCTGGTTCAGCAGATCCGTGTTCTTCGGATCAAGCTTCAACAGTTTGTTGATGTCTTTCAGATTTGCCTGTGTTGTTTTGAGTGTCTTATCAACACCCTTCAAGGCGGTTTGTAATTTTGAAGTATCGCCACCGATTTCGATGGTAATTCCTGCTATTCTATTCGCCATAGATAATCACCTCAAAAACGGTCAAAATCGTCCTGTGTAGCAACTTGCTTGTATTCACAGTTATCATTTGCCGCTTCGGCCATAATGTCGTAAATCATGCCTAAAGAAAGGCAGTCCAGATCGTCAAGTGTAAGACCGGTCTGAACTGCCCTTAATACAATTAATGCTGTGGAAACTTTGCGTTCCGTTTTCTTTAGTTTTTTTTACTGTCTACCGAACCGGAAGACGCTTCCAGATAGAAGGATTGGATCTCTTCCATTGCGTTGATCATGTCGGTGAATGTGAATTCATCCATCCATTCTTCATAATCATCTTCTGTCAGCGTGTTGGCCTGTTTCCTGCCCAGCTCACCAACCTTTGCCATAACAAAGGCCATTTTCATGAACGGCAGGATTGCGCTGCCTGGATTGTCCATATCCAGCTTTGCAAGGAAGTCATCATTGAAGATGTTCTGATAGACAATGTTGACGGATGCTGCCGAACACATCTTATAATTGCGTTCGCCAATCTTGATGTCTTTGTACAGCATAAATCCCCCTGTTATGTGTTAACCGGCTGGTAAATAGTGGTGTTCCAGGCATTGTAATGCGTGGACTCTGTCGGAGTTGCAGAAGCTTTGGAAACATTCGCATCATAGGCGGCAACATAAACAGTTGTTGCGGTGATGTTGATTGTCTCCGTCTGCGGTTCAATGCTCTCTTCCTTCGTGCTGCCGGAAATGGAAGGTCTGGAAGCAGTGCAGTTGTAAAGAACGTGCCGTCTTGCATGGGCATCACCTTCAAACTGGAAGGTCAGGGCAAAGTGGACAACCGGTGCATCCGCATCTTCAAACAGGATGCTGTTCTTGTCAGCGGTGTAGCCAAGAATATCCGTCAGGAAATCATCAGGGATCTTGGCAAGCTCCAGTTCACCTTCATAGCCGTTGTTTGCTACGGAAGTATAATACGCAATGTTGTCTGCATGGAAAATGTTGGTGTCACCCTGTGCATCAAGGCTCAGAGACACAGCACCAGGCAGTGCAACAGGTGTATCATATGTGGCAGATCCGTTTGCGGCAATCGTTGCCACAGCATAATAGCAATGGGAAATGCCGTATTTGATTTTATTACTATCAGCCATTGTTGTTCTCCTCTGTAATAACAATTTCGGTCAGATATGTGACCATGTACATTCTTTCGGTGTCTATGTACGTTTCTTCACGTGAATAAACAAGACCGTTGCTGTTTAACACGTTCTCAACGGTTTCTTCTGTGGAAAAGTCTTTGCTGTCAGTGTACAGTTCAACGGCAAGCTGCCGGATCTTCTGGTAGTTGGTATCATCTGCCGCAAGGTCATTGCTTCTGGTAAAGTAAAAGCAGATGAATGGGCAAGCCTGTGCAGTTCCTTCCGGAAACTGATAATACGCATACGGCAGTCCTGTACTGCTGATCATGGATGCCACTTGTTTATATGTCATAGTTTGCTTATCACCTTGCTTTCAAAATCTTTCACCAGTTGTTCTTCAACCTTCGCAATGTGAATTCTTCCGGCTGTTCTTCCACCGTTCCGGTTTGCGTGTCCATGTTCCAGAAGATGCGGCAAGCCTGGAACATCCTTGTTGTAGATCGTTCCCTGTGCGCTCACTCTTCCGGTTTCAACCTGTGATGTCCACCCGGATGCGTATTTGCCACTGCCGCCGAAGGTTCCACGTGCTTCACTCTTGACGGCTTTGGCTCCCTGTTTCGACATTTGGGAAACAATCTCATTGATATTTTCCTGCACGTTGTCACCGTATTCTTCAAGGATCTTTCCCACCTCAAGCGTTAACCGGTCAATTGGTGTTCGTTTTGCCATTTGAACCGCCCTTCCGTTCAACGTACAGTTCAATGGTGTCGTTTCGGCCTATGTATGTCCGGTAAACAGTGTACGGTTTGCCCTTATAGATCAGATCACGCTCACCGTCATAATCCCCGAAGAACATGGTAAATCTGAATTCCGGATTTAGTCCGTTCCTGCCGCCATCAAAGAATTCCTGCCTTGTTACGGAGTCAACCTGACAGAAAACATCTTTTGATGTCAGTGTCTCTTCCCACACACCGTATTGATTTTGTGTTTTCACCGATGAAAGCAAAGTGATTACTTCAGATCTATCCATTGCCGTCAACACCTAACCAATCCGTGTATCCGGTGCAGCTGGTCAGCTGCGCTTTCTGTTCATCATACGATGCTTTCAGCCGGTCATAATCATCAGGCTGTCCGAAGTGCATTTTGACATAGGTGATACACGCAATATTTACAAGCGCATCTTCCGTCTGCGGAATTTCGACACCGGCTACACCCAGATCAAGCTTTGCCGCATCAAGCAATGCTTCAATTTGAGAGTCAAAAGCGTTTGTTGTGATCCTCATGGCAAGCTTTGCAGCCGTTACCAGCGGATCGGTCTGAACTTCACTCATGCTTTCACCACCCTTTGCATATAGCAAAATGCAGATAGGGCATAAAACCCCATCTGCATTTCAAACTATTATTTTTCACGAAAAGCCTTGAAAAACTGTCCGTCTACCACGGAGTATCCGACATGACCGCACAGAATGGAAGGATCACACATGATCTTGTAACCACACTGTCTTGCTCTCCAGCAGAACGCAACATCTTCACCGTTGTTTTCAATCGGGGCAAACATATTGCCGAACTTCGATTGAACATCATAGAAGACATCTGTCTTCATCAGGACACAACCGAAACCACAAGCACCGACTTCAAACAGACCGTCAGGAATGTCTTTGAATTCACTCCATTTGCAGACCGTTCCGTCAATGTCAATGCGGTCATAAAGCACCGGTGTATAAGGCGGCACTCTCCGGAAATATAAGCCGGTCAGGATGTCCAGATCATTCTTCTGCAAGGTTTCCATCATGCGGATCAGCGTGTCCGGTTTGAAAACCATATCAGAGTCAAGCCAAAACACATAATCTGCATCTATTTCAATTGCTTTGGTTGCCAGATCGTTCCGTGACAGATAGATCAGGGAACCGCTTTGCATTGCAAGTGTGCATTCTCCGGTCTTCTGCAACAGCGCAAGGCTCTGACAGAACATGACCGGAACCTGATCCATACACGGAACAGCAATCAAGACTTTCATGAAATTCTCCTTACTTCGTTACCTTAACAAAGGCATCCGGAGCAACGACACCGATGCCAACATACTGGCGGCCGATAACACGGACAAGGTCGGAAGTGGCAAGAGTCATTTCATCGAACTTGAACTTGATGTCATCTCCGGCAGGGAAGTTTGCAAGCGCACCCTGTTCCAGGTCACCAACGATCATGTAAGGAACACCGGTAGTGGCGGCAGAGAAGGCCGTGATGGTGTCATTGAAGACAACCGGCAGACCCTCAAAGGGATCATAGGCATAGGAACCATTGGCCTGAAGTCCTTTGAAATGTCCCCATGTGAGCTTATTCATCATGACCACAGGATTGGCAGCTTCATCACTCAGGTGAGAGATTGCTTCCGCAACAGTGCCAAGGCTGGCAGTGGTGATCTTGAGTACCGGAACACCGGGGCAGGTGGTGGTGGACACAGTGCCACAAGCTTTGATGTTGGCAACAAGCGTGTCTGCCGCTTTCTTTGCGATCTGATAGGCCAGTTCGTCATAGATGTAGCGCAGGAACTGCTCACCACCGGCATTGATGTCAATGGCTTCATCGGAAACGGAGATCCATTTCTTGATAGCAGCCGGAACCAGCGTGACAGTGCCAAGCACCAGAGCTTCTTCATTGACGGCCTGTCCTTCGGTGTGGACGGTTGCACCATCGGAGCTGATTTCAAACCCGACTTTCAGATTGCCCTTCACAAAGGATTTGCGAACACGGCTCATGATGCCGTCCTTCGCCCAGGCGGTTTTCACAACATCATAGACAAGTTCAGGAACCGGAAGCGTTCCGCTGCCGTTCTCAGTGAGAAGGGCACGGCATTCGGTTTCATCTTCGTACCGGACATACTTGGCATATGCTTCAATGTATTCCGGAGTATTTCTGATTTCGTTGTTGGTCATTGTTTTCTTCTCCTCTACAATAGGTTTTTGGATGACTTCACCCTGACCGCTTGCAACGGCAGAGCGGATTTCGTTGCGCTTGGCTTCTTCGGCCTTGCGGCTTTCAAGTTCTTCCTTGATTGCTCTGGCTTCAACTTCCAGCGCATCAAGGTCAGCTTCCGGAGCATCCAGCTCCGCAGCAATTGCGGATCTGCGCTCTTCAAGCTGTTCCACGGTCATTTCAGTAAAATCCATAGTTTTACATCTCCATCATTATGCGAATTTTCTTCTTGCGCTTTTCAATCTCTGCAAGTCTGGCACGTTCACTCTCCAGTGACTCCCTTGCGCTGTCCAGCGCATCGGAAAGACCTCTTGTCTGGATTGAAGTCTGACTATATGCCGGAAACGTAACCGCCGACACCTCAAGCACTTCGTAAATAGACCGAATGTGCCTTGTCGGATGCTCGGAATTTACGTTATCCCAGCTATCTTTATCAACAGTGAACATGAAAGACATTCCGGAAATATCTCCACGCCCAACCGCTGAATAAAGGCTTCTTGCATCGGCATTGTTCTCCGTGTCCAAATCGACACGAATGATCATGCCATCTTCATCAACACTCATTTGCATGGTGCTGTGCTCATTGTTGTTGCGGCTTCTCGCAAGCGGTATCATGTCCGTGTTATGGTTAACCAAAAACCGAACATCTTTCAAATCAGTGGTGTCAAGCGCACCACGGTCAATGATTTCGTCTCTCCATCCAAGGTTTGTCAACTGGCCAAAAACAATCGGCCGGCCTGTCAGGAAGTGACCGTGTTCTTCGTTCTCTTCCGCTCTAACCTCAAATGAGAAAGCTCTAATTTCCTTCTTCTTCATTGTCATCATCTCCCACGTTGTTTACTTTCTCATTGGCATTCCAGTATTCGCCACGGATGATGCGTACATCCCCACCTTCGACAGGCGGCAAATTCCAGATGTCACGCACGTCATTGATGCTCATGATACCTCTATCCAGCAGCTGGGCAGACACATTCAGTTTGTCCTGGTTGCTCAGATACTGAAGCCGGTTGGCAGTAACAGCTACACCGTTTCCGTGTGATTGCTCACGCAATGTGAAGAACATACGCTTCAGAACTTCACTTTCCTGAATGGCAAAAGGTTCAATTGCGCTTTCATAGAAAGCAGACCACTGCTCAGACTTGAAATCCCCTTGCAGGATCGCATCATTGACACCGTAGTATCTGAACACGTTTGCTTCAATGGCCTTGCGTTGCTCCGCATCCACTACCCACGGCTTCACATCAATCTGCCGGATGTCCTGATACGTATTCGGAAACAGAAGCATTCCGGAACCCTTTGACAGGTTCTCAGCGGTGAACCTCTGCCGCTCTTTTGCCAGATCTTCAGCCTTTGCAAAGTTTGTCAGCTTTGCCATAAACCGATATGATGCAGCCGATTTCACACCTTCTTCAATGCCCTGATTTTGAATGTGGATCAGGTTCATTGTTTCTTTTAAGGCATCATTGCTTTCCCCGAAGAAATCATTCTTGTACTGATACTTCGTCATGATGCCGCAGTAGTCCAGTTCAACAGCCGCCTTTTCACCTCTGCTGAACTCATAACGGAGATACGGTACACCATCAAATTGCACGATCTCACACTTGGAAGGAAGCGGAGTGTAAATCCCTGACGGCTGCCCGAATTCGTCATATATCGGTGTAATAAAGGCCGTATTGTGGACATCAAGAAGAGTGGACAATCTGTATTGAAATTGGCTCCATGTCTGGAACTGATTGGGATTGTTTTTCAGCTTCGTTTGCAGTTCCGGCCTTGCCGCTCCGTATGTCTCAACCTTCAATTTGGACATATGCGTTGCTCTGGCATTGATTGCCGCTCTGATCAGTTCGCTTTCATAGATGCTGCCGCCAAATGATGTGAACCTGGGCGTGTACCCATTCAGCATCTTGAAGGTTTCTTCTACTTTATCTTTCTCTTTAGGTCTGTTTCCAAACAGGAAATCAAACAGTCCCATTTTCATCACCTCTGTTTTTCAACTGTTCACCATATTCGGCAAACCACTTCTGCCGCACTGTCATAGCATCCAGAAGGGCAGCGCATCCGTCTATGTGCTGATTGGGATTGATCTTCACAAGCTTTCCCCTTCCACGCTCTGCGCTCATTTTGATAGCACTGTTCAGAAGATGGAGCTTCAGCAGATCGTTGTTGCCTATGTGGATCTTGCCGTCTTCCAGTAATCCCTGTGTTTCCAGTATGACCGGATAAAGGTTTTCACCCTGAAAAATGTCGTCTAAAATAAAACCATAATTCCGCATATCCTGCACAAGATACTGAGCGGAGTATCTGTCATATCCGGTAACAAGCGGATAGATCTGATACTCTTCCACAAGCATCTTGAACCAGTTGAAGCAGTCATGATAATCTACGAAATTATCACCGGAAGGCTGAAGCAATCCACGCTGAATGTATATGTTATACGGAACACCATCACGCTGTGTTGCTTCGTCAATTCGTTCATTCGGAAGAAAAAACTTTGCAAACACATAGATTTCTCCGTTCTTCTCAATAACGGCAGTACAGGCTGTCAAGTCTCTGGCCTGTGAAAGGTCTATGCCGCCGACACAGTAAGAATTCCGGAAGTCATTCAGATCCAGCTCATCACCACAGGCATCTTCCACGGTTTTGGCTGCAAGCCATGCCATGCTTGATGTGCCTTTGACACAGCAGTATTTTGTCAGGAACTCGTTTTTCTTGCTCAGTGATCCTTCAGCAATGGCAATCTCTTCAAGCAGATAATCATGTGATACTGAAACACCAAGGTTTGGATTGCTCTTCCGAAGTTCGTTAATGTCGTTCCACTTCTCAACATCATCAATCATGTAGAGGAACGGCAAAAGCTTCTTTTCCTTGGAGTCACCAAGCAGGAAACGTGTTGAACGCTTAATCAGCTCATCAAACGTGCTGTCGCTGACATAGCCGGATGTCGTGCATCCCATGATGAATGAGTCCGGCCTTGCTCCCATCGCAGACCGCATCACCTCATAGGCTTTTAACCCTTTGTCACCTGACCAGCTTGCTATTTCATCACAGATAGTTACGGAAGGATTGTACCCGTTCAGATCTCTGCTGACATAGGATACTTTCTTTACCAGACTGTTAGACCCTGGAATAGCAAGATCAGATTGCCGGTGTCGTGCAAGCATGGTGTCATCGTAGATCTTCCGGTGCTGTGTGTCCTTCTCTTGTGACTTCTCTTTCAGATCCTTCCATTCCGGATCCAGCTGAACCATGTTCCATATGCAGTTGTAGATAATATCTGATTGATCAACCTTCGGAGCTACGCAGAACACCCTTGCACCATAACCGGAGTTTCTCCAGATGTAGCTGGAAACAGCAGAAGCAATCACAGACTTGCCGTTCTTTCTTGCAACAACCAGAACAATCTCACGGTGTACCCTGTTTCCATCCGCATCCACAATTCCGAAGATTGCAGACAAAAAAGCCTTTTGCCAGATCTCCAGTTCAAGAGGATTTGGTGCTTTTGGCCCTTCTGTGTGGAAGCAATGCGCTTCAATCCAGTTTATTGCATCACTGGCCTTCTTCTGATCGAAGAAAAACAGCTTGTTCTCTATTCCGTTGATCAGATATTCATAAACCAACCGGATCCACTTGCTCACAGCAACAGATCCATTTGTAATCTGTTGGTAGTATGTCAAAATCCAGTTATCTTCTGGCATCTTTTTCTTTTTCGGCATAAGTCAGGCTAACGAGCGCGAAATTATATCGGAGATGCG